GGATGTCCTATCGTGGAAAGCGAGACACACTAGCATACTATAAAGAAGTTTACGGATTTCTCCGTAATACTATTTTACAGTTGCCTACTCAACCGCTTCCGTTTTGTAAAGTTGATTCATCTAATCTTCCTAAACCCTTGTGGTCATTAAGACCACTCATCAAAGGGAATAGGGATGAAAAGAGAATTGCCTTAAGTATCGCCCGGTCGTATGAGTCAATTAGACTTCCAATTGATGAAGATATTACCAATGTTATTTCGACACACCCTAATAAGGATGTCCTACTTTCATTAGATGATGAATTCAATAAATTTTTAGAAAGATTTACGAGTACACGGAAATGGTACTTAGGTTCTTTACAAACTAATCGTAATGCAGACAATGGTTTTGAAACATTATCAAAAGGTCCAAACGGAACAGCTGTAGCGTTTTCTCACATTGATGCAAGAGCGGTCTATGATGACAAGAATCTATTTAATAACCTCTCTAATCTCAATCTTGCCTTAGGGCAAGAATGGATTACAGAATGGTTATTAAGGATGCTTGAAACCGTAGATAGCTCCGATTCTTATATTACCGGTAAGTTGGGCTTTTCAGCCGAACCTGGTGGTAAGACAAGAATGTTTGCGATTGGAGATTACTGGAGTCAGACATCTTTAAAAGTCATACAAGTTTCATTGTATAACACTCTAAAGAGGATAAGTACTGATACTACAGCTGATCAAGATAAAGGATTTAAATCCTTACTCTTAGAAAGCTCTGGTAGAAATACTTATTGTTTCGATCTCTCATCAGCATCAGATAGGATTCCTGCAATAATGCAGAAACACCGTCTGAGACTAATGGGAGGCGAATCTTTAGCAGATGCCTGGCATAAAGTAATGACGGATAGGAATTTTGTCATCAAAAGGACAGGTGTAAAAGTGAAGTGGGAAGTTGGCCAACCGTTAGGTTTGCTTTCTTCTTTCCCCTCTTTTGCACTCTGGCACCACGATATCATCCAATTTGCGGCTAATCGTGAAAATTTCCGAAAGGGTAAACCCTTAAGGTTCTTTAAACGATACCGTTTATTAGGTGATGATGTGGTAATCTTTGATGATAAAGTCGCGCGAGCGTACCAAGACTTGATTACTAACGAAGTTGGTTTAACCATCAACGTTAGTAAATCTGTCTTCGGTGATAAGGATAAATCTCAAATAGAGTTTACCAAAAGGTTATCTCTAAATGGGATTGAAATGTCTTCAATCAAACATAATATATTATCAAAATCTGATAGGCATAGCCTATTAGATCTTGTTGATCTATTACGTGAGAGAGACTTCATTTCACCAGATACAAGTCACTACGATTTGTTATCTACCCTTAAATCTGAAGATAGAGAACTCTTTAGTTTTATGTTATGGATTAGATCGGGCTTATCGATCCCTTTTAGGGTATCTGATACTTGCTCAATCGACCGTGAATCTTTTAACCGTAAGGTTAAAGAGAAACGGGTCCAAAACTTAGAAACTAAAGCAATGTCTCTAAT